TCGGAGTGATGATATGTCGGTTAGCTGTTCGAGCCACCTCTTCATACACTGGGTCGGCACCATACACCTTTGCTACATAGTCAGATGCCATTAGCTAAACCCCCTGCCGGTCTCGGCGCTCTGTCCAGCGTTGTATGGACCAACAATCGCGCGACCCAATGAACCATCGCCAATCTGGTAGTTAATCTTCGCCTTCTCATAAGCAGAGCAGGCATCATCAGCAATAGCTTCAAGATGCTTGGCTCGCTCTTTGGTGTCAACGAAGGCAGGACCATCCTTTACACTGATAGCGGTCTTGGCGGCATCCTTGTGCTCACCCATCGCTATAATGCAAGCGGTCTTGAGAGATACCAGCGCCTCGAAATCGGCGTCATCGGCAACAGAAGGGTCAGGAGTGATGGTAAAAGCACTAAGGTCAACCGTGTAGGACGTGTCGAAATCTACGTCCTGCATAGTCAATACAGCCCCCACGCAGATGAGTTGCTCAAGCCTCTCATCTGAATAGCTGTACGGGCTCACCATGTCGTTGATGAGACCACGAACAATCATCACCATATCGGTTGTCCAGGCCATATTTCACCCCCACAGGCAAGAAAAAAAGGGTAGTAGCGAACGGCATTTGCGTTCGCCGCCGCTACTACCCTTTGGATTTATCACGTTGTGACGCCTGTGGTCCTCTTAGAAGGACAAGAGGATGACTCGACGGTTGTCGAGAATGGCGTAGCCGTGCTCGCCCCAAGCATACACACCAGCACGTCGCTGACGGTGCAGGGTGGGGTCGTCGTACACGCTGACCTCTTCACGAACCGGGTTCACGAAGCTGTCGTTAGTACGCATGTCAAGACCAACAACCAACTCCACGTCGGATGCCTGGAGGTTACCAGACAGTTCGTTGGTGAAGAAGTTCTGGTACTCTTGACCCACGCCAAGCTCGTCTAGGTCGTGCATGTTGACGCCGAAGATGCGGCTCAACGTACCTTCCTGTGCCTGGAAGATTTCACGACGAGTAATCTCGTCAATCTGGTCAACACCCCAGTCTCGAATGTCTTCGATACCTTCGGGGCTCAGGAAAATGTCGGTCAGCTTGCCACGGTTAACGGAGGTGGAGTTACCACCACCGTTACGTCGCATAACCGTCTTGCCAAGGCTCACCAGTCGCTTGGTGAACTGACCAGCCGTTGCAGCGGTGTCGTAGACAACGATGTTACGGTCGGCACCAGCCGCCAAGATGGTGTGCCAAGCGTCGTCGTTTGACTTCTTGACGAAGCTGGCTTCCAACACCTGCATAGCACGGGAAACGATGTCCCAACGTGCGTCACGGGCGTACTTCAAAAGCCAGTCGATGGAGCAACCTACGTCATAGGTCGGGACCATCACGAAGTCACCTTCAACGTTGCGCTCGGGAATACGACCCTGGTTAGGAATCGTATAGGCAACGTAGTCTTTCTCAGTGCCGGGCTGAACAAAGTCCAGCGGGAACTCGGGTGCTGCGCCTGGAGCCAGACGAATACGCTCAAAGATACCGCCAGTGATGTCGCCAGACATGACGCCCTTACGAAGAGGCGTCTCAAGAGCCACGGCCAGTTGTCGTGTAGCTGCCTCAGACTGTTGAGGGTCTTTCGAGCCGCTATCTACTAGCAACTTGGTCATGGCCTCAGTGGGTTCAACAACTCGAATGTCGTCAGCCATGTTTCTCTCTCCCAACTTTGGAAAAAGTTTAGTTCATTGTTACGGCTGTCAAGCAGCTTACTTGGGCAGCTTCACGTACACCTTGACGTAGCCGTCTTCGTCCTTGGTGGACTCGAAACGACCAACTTCGGGGTTCGCATAGCCACCAGGGCCGGTAGCGGCTGTCGTGAACAGACCACTCAGACCAAGGTAAGCCTTCGCACCACCGGTCGGCGTAATGCCAGTACCTTCCAGCATGTTCGTTACAACCCAACCCTCACGCATCAGGTTCACCTTGGAACCCTTCTGGTGCTCACTCTTCTGGAAGTTCAAGTGAGTTCGAGTAAGGTCTTTGTTTACCATGTCGTCTGTCAACAGACCAACAGGGTACTTACCAGACGGGCTGGCTGCGTACTCAACCTCAGCAGCTTGCTGGTCAAGAGCCGCACCGCTTCCAGCCGTCTTCATCACCGCAACACCACCCTTCTCGGCCACTTGGTCCATGAAGAACGAAATGTCGGTGATTGCTAGATATCGGTCACCTTTTAGAGCCATGTCATCAGCCTCCAAAAATCTATCTTGAAAGGAAACGGGTTACTTACCAGCAGGGGCACCGTGCATGGTAGTATCGAAGTAGGATGCCAAGCTGGTCATCAACTCGTCCTTGTCGCCCTCGCCGTCGTCAGAACCCAAGGCGGGCTCATCTTCTGGCTCAGCGTTTTCAAGGTCGGCATCACCTGCGGCAGCTTCACCCTCGGGGTCAGCGGCGGGTTCGCCTTCGGCGTTTTCATCAGCCTTGGCCTTGCCCTTGCCTTTGTCCTTCTCGTCGTCGTCTTTGCACTTCGCGGAAGCGGCTTGGGCTTTCAACTCGACCACCTTGCCAAACTTCTCGTCGTCCAGGTCAGAGAACTCAGCCACGACCGTCTCGGCCTCGGCAAGTTCAATACCCTTGTCAACAAGCTGTGACACTCGGGCGGTCTGCTTTGTGGTTGCTTCGGCAGCGTCGAGCTTCTCTTGCGCCTCAGTCAACTTCTCTTCTGCCTCGGTCTTTGCAGCCTCGGCGGTCTCACGAGCCTTGACGGCCTCGTTGTAGGAAGCAGTAAGCTCATCAATCTTGGCCTGAGCTGCTTTCACGTCGCCTTCGAGCTTGGCAATGACACTATCCTTCTCGGACAGCGTGCTCTTAACTTGAGCCTCGCCTAGTTCTTCGATACGCTTGTTTGCAGCAGCAAGCTCGGATTGCAGAGACTTGTTCTGGTCTTCCAACGTAGCTGTATACTTTTCGTCAGCCATATTCGTCTCTCCCAGTTCTTGGTTATGGGCTACACTTGGTTCTGTCTCTGACATTGAGAAGTCAGAGGCAAACACTCCAACAAATCGCTTCGTGTCATTGAAGATGACACTCTCGGGGTTCGCTGGATTCTCAACAAGCCCCTTACCACTAAAAGTGATGTTCCTCAAAACACGGCCTAACTTACCACCGTTGTATTCGCCGCAGCCACCGTGGATGCGCAAGTGTTTCGTAAGGAAGGCTGTTGCATGAGTTCGGGCAACTATTTGTTGTTCGCCAGTGGCATACGTGATGCCATAGTCAAAGTTACCGAACAAACATTCCATCGACACAAACCAGTCGCCGTTTTGGATACCCTCAACGAGTTCTGCGGCTTCCGCTTCAAGAGTCTTGTCGCGGCTATTCAAATGTCGATATACCACTGCGCTAGTCAGTATGTGGAACTTATCTGGAATGTCGTCAAGGGTTGTATCCTCGGCAATGACCGTGAGGTCATCGTCTACGACAGTGTTCGCAGTAATGTGTCCAATGATATGTCTAGGCTCGTGGCCAATGTTGAATGGCTTATCTTCTGGCGTAAACCTAGCAGCCCATGTTTCAGCTTTGGTAAACACATCATCGTTGTTGTTCCATCCAGTTGTCACCAAAATGGTGTGGACAGGATACAAGTCAAATGTGACCTCGCTGCCAAGAGCTTCCTGTGCCGCCGCCAAGACCTGAGCAGTTACGAGTTGCTTTCGCAATACATCAGGGCTGTGGAGTACAGGGCTCAAGTAGGCCAAGACGTTTTGTTGGGCGACCGCTTGGGCCAACCCCGCCTGTGCCTCGGCAGCATATACAGGAACCGGTGATTTAGCCATCAAACCATCCTTTCACTCTGTTATACACCAAGGAACTTCAAAAGTCGCGTTTTTTTGATGAAAGAAAGTCATCAATGTCCTTCGCGGCTTGAGATTGGTCCTCGATGCCGACGAAACCTTTCACGTCATTATACACCGTTTGGCCCGATGCAATAGCCTTTTCAGCTTGTGCAGAACCCATAGCGTAGTATGACACCCGCTTCGTGACTCCGTTCTCTTTCTGGGTCACAGTGTACACTGAAACATCCAATGAGGTTACATTCCCATTGGAATCCCTATAGGTGTACACGCTGGCGTCTTCAACGTCAGGAATCGAACTTCCGTCGATAGTGACAGCAACGGTCTTGGCCTCTGTGTCAACGTTAATCTGAATTTGAGCCATCGTTCTGGTCTCCATGATTGTAGATTTGTTCTTCATCACAATTCAATGCAGCATAGGCAGTCACTTGAATCATGCGAGCATCATCTACGGATGGCTCTTCCTGCCTTTTCGCTACAACCTTTGCGTACAACGCATCGTACATGCGTTGATACTGAGCAGGAGTGGAATCTCCTGCTGAAAGAATCTGCTTCACACTATCCTCAGTAACATCAGAGTACGCTGGTGTGTGGCAGAGTACGGCAAACTTCACACGTTCGGCCTGTCGTACTTGGTCGGATGACAAAGCGCGTAGGGACTTCTTACCAAAATGTTGGAGGATGACAGGTGTCACAACCTCTGAAATCTTGGCTTGTGCAGCACGCGCCCACATCACCGATGTAATGTAGGCAGCGGCAGCGGAAGACGCGCCAGCCGGTTTAGGTGTTCTGGTGTCTCGCTTGCCGCTGTCCTTTGAGTTCTTGGGCCTACCTTGGCCAGAGACACCCTTGGACTTGCTTTGTTGAGTAACGGGGCCGGGCTTCATGGCAGCAATTTTCTCTTGAGCGCCGAGTTGCATTTCAAATGGACTTTCCATATCCATGAACTCTTCGGGGAACTGTTCAGTCATGCCTGTTTGCTCAGGAGCAATGTAGCCACGCTGCAACGCCATCTTGATGTATTCAAACATCTTCTCAGGCGTGTGGAAAGGACCGGCCTTGGGTTTCATCAGCTTGCTCTTACGACGACGTTCTTCGTTACGTGTTCGGATTTCCTCGAACTCGGGTAGCTCACCGAACCGCTCGACCAAAGTCTCAACGGAGATAACGTCGCGGTCTGCCAACTGAACCAACAAAGCCTTCTCAGCGGCTTCATCCGACAAGACCATATGGTCGAACACCAACCTGGCACCCTTCTGGAATCCCATAGCCTGTCGCACCAACTCAATCTCTTGCTCCCAAAATTCCTTCAATGCAGCACGACCGTACTCAAGTCGCTGCACCAAGGTCTTGAGTGAGATATAGTTGTTGGTGAAACCGCTTGCGGTAGCAGCACCGGTCAACGTGGGCGGAACGCCCAAACCAGCGTATATGCTGTTCCAAACGGGTTCGTACTTCTCTTTGCCAAGAAATTGGTGGACGTTGGTCTTGTATTCTTCAACGCTGAGTTCTGGACCCCAAATGATGTCGAACGCACCACCACCTGGGTTGGACAATAGAATCTCAGCCAGCCGGTCGACAGCGGCATCCGTTGGCAAGATGGACATTTCTGGGTGGGCGTCATTGATGTGACCCAGCTTCCAGATACGGACTTGGGAGATAGCACCATCGAGTGCAGCGAGGTCGGCCAACTTCATCTTCTCAAGAAGAATAATGTCGTCCATGATGGCATACGTTAGTGGGTCGGCCCATGTCTGCCAATCATCCTTCTTGTAGAAGTGCGAGATGACCTTATCGGGGTCCAGAGGAATCTCGGTGTCGCCACGTTGAATGGCTGTACGAATGTCTTCGGGCAACATTTCCACAAGACGTACTTCGGCTGGGGTCTTGGGACTGTTCACCGCTTGACGTAGTTTGAAACTGACCTTGAGGGCATACGCCTGCTTACCCACGAACTGAGCCAATTCGCCACCGAGAACTTTGAGGCTCAGGGGGTTCAAGAAGTTGTATCGAAGAGGGATGTTCCGCTTTGCCGTTTTGAGAGGCTTCTCAATCTGCACGTCAGGCTCTAACTTGCCGTCTTCACCCATCGCCAACATTTGTCGCTCGGACAAGTAGGGTAGTTTACCCGTGGTGCGCTTGAGAATCGACACGCCCTCACGGTAGAACAGATTGAGGAAACGTTCACACACACGCGGGCCACCAATCTTTTTCCACCATCCACGGAAGAACTTCTGGATGCGTGGGTTGGGGTGTACCAATCGCGCTCCCTGAGAGCCAAAGTCAGCCATCAG